CCAATAGTAGAAGCTGTAGCTGCTGGTAAATCACCTGCTACTAAAGCAACAGTAGATGTAATTAAACCTTGATCATTGAAAGTAATACCTGATCTTGTTATACCAGTGACAGTGTTATTAATAGATAATGCACCTGCTGCTGTAACAGCTAAACCACCTGCTGATGGAACGCTTACACCACCAACTGCTGATGCTGTGGCTTCTGGTATATCACTTGCAACTAATGCTGCTGTAGCTGTAATCAATCCTTCATTATTATATGTAATACCATTTCTTGCAGACGCTCCACCTGTTACTGCATTATTGATTCCTAAGTTACCTGATGCTACATTTAATGATCTGTCTAAGTTTGAGGTATTTAACTTAGCTGCTGTTATTGTTGCATCTGTTATTTTTGTACCTGCAATTCCTGATGCTATCTTTGCATCGGTAACAGCAGAAGTTGCAATCGCAGCCGTATCAACAGCATTATCTGCTAATTCACTAGAACCAACAGCGTTAGCAGCAATTTGTGTTGCAGTTATAGTGTCATCAGCAATCTTGGCAGCAGTAATAGCATTATTAGCTAATTTTCCTGTTGTAATATTTAAATCTGTAACCTTTGCAGTAGTAACAGCATTTGATGCAATCGCTCCACTATCTACAGCATTGTCAGCAAGTTCTGACGAACCAATAGCATTGGCAGCGATATGACCAGAAGTAATCGTATCAGAAGCAATCTTTGCTCCTGTAACAGCAGTACTGGCAATAGCAGCAGTATCCACTGCATTATCAGCCAATTCATTTGCAGTTACAGCATTATTTGCAATTTGAGTTGCAGTGACAGAAGCAGATGTTAACTTTGCTCCAGGAATATCACCATCACTAAAATTAGTCTTTACAAAAGTAACAGCACTATCAGCAATCTTTGCAGTTGTTACTGCTGTATTTGCTAGTTTACCTGTTGTAACATTTAAGTCTGTTATTGCTGCTGTATCTACTGCATTATCTGCAAGTTCACTAGAAGTAATTGCATTTGCTGCTATTTGCGTAGCAGTAATCGTATCATTTACTAACTTTGCTCCAGCTATAGTTGCGTCTGTAATCTTTGCATTGGTAACTGCATTATCAGCAAGAGAAGCCGTTACAATTTGACCTGCTGTTAATGGATAACTAAGTGCTGTAGCTGGTATTGACGCTGCATCTACTAATCCAAAAGCACCTTGTACTAAGTTTTTTGCAGTTATTTTTTTAGTTTCTGTTGCACTGACATCAGCAACCGCAATCGGGTCTGTTGCTTGCAGGTTGGCTGACGCTAATTCTGGTAGTTGTGTAATCTGTAGATCAGCCATGTCAAATAACCTTTAAGTACATCATAAATCTAATTTTAAACATCTTCAAGTAAAATACCATCTCCATCCTCTTGCAATATTTTATCAGTACTTTCTTGTAATAGAAAGGATGGTGGGATTCCATTATGTAATCTTATCTCTCCATTTGTTACAAATTCTATTCTTGCTTCTACCAATCCACTTGCAGGTACGCTAACAGCTACGTTAGTAATAACGCACATTGATTGATACCACACACTATTTGAAGATTGACTTGGATCGTAGTAGACATAAAACCTACCTTCAAAATCTGCCCCCTGTTGCATACGCACCAACAGTTGACTTAGATACACAGGAAATTCTGGGCTGGCAAAATCAGTAGTATCATTTTGAAAGTTTCTATGTTGCCATATTGTTTGTATCGTTCCCTGTCCTGATATAAGTCCATTTTCATATTGCCTTCTAAATTCTTCTCCTAAATTTGTTACATCAACGGTATCTCTTGTTGTTGTAATTTCAAATTCAGTAATCTTTGCAAGTGGTCTAAACCTAGTATTTCTGGTGCGTATTAGTATATCTTTTGTAGACGAAGGTGCTGTTAATGTAAGTGCATCTGAAATTTCACCAGCCAAAGCAGCAGCAAACGTATCATATAATTTAATTCCACCAACATCATCAATATGAATATATTTACGAAGATCAGGAAAATTATGGCCAGACAATAATTCTAAATTGCTTTTGTCAACAGTGTTTATTTCAATCTGATCGCCAGTAATTAACGATCCAACGACATTCTCTACAGAAAATCTTTTCTTAGTTGTATTAACATCAGCAGGGTTTAAAGATGTTCCTATTTCAGAATTTAAGGCATCACGTTTTAACTCAATAAAACCTGTCGATCCAAAATATATAGACATTTATAAAGCAAGGCCAGTAGGTGCTCCATTTACTTCAAAACTAATATCTGCTGCCATCACTTCACCAATAGAACTCGTCATACTAAAGCTACTAGGTATTGCAGAAAATTCTATAAATCTACCATTAGCACTACCATCTTTTACTCTTAATTTAAAAGTAATTGCAGTACTTTCAGCATTAACACCATCACCTGCACTACTACCAGTTTTTACAATGTTAGAAATTATAGTGCTTAATTGCCCAGAACCACTGCCAGCACTGTCTTGATAATAATAAATACTAGCACTACCTGTATAACTTCTTGTTCCTGGAATAATAGTTCTATCAGTATCTTCTAAAGAAACAGTTTCTAAAACTGCTTGGTTAAATGAAAAAGACCAAGATCTTACTTTGGCAGCTTTACTACCGTTAACAAGTAATTCACCATCCTGTCCTGAGTAAAAGCCAGCCATTGTCTTAAGTAAATTTTAAATACATTCTAATCCCCATCGAGGCAAGCGACAAATTTACATTGCACATTGGATCTGCCAGGTCTGACACTTGATACATTAGGAGGACCATCAAAACGATACCTTAGTTTAAAACCATTTGAATCTGTTTCAGACATATTATTAATTAAATTTGAAGAATTAACACCAGCTAAAGCATCTTTAACAGTAAATATAATATAATCATAGTCTGAATTAACTTCTTCATATAAATCTAAAATTTCACTTGCCTGAGAATCTGTAATATTTGTAAACCCTAAACTTAATTTAGCATCTACTTTTTTATTACCGTATCGAAGAACAGTTTTTGCACCATTCTGTGCAACAAATTCAACCTGTGGGTACGTTCCAGGGGTATAACTTCTAGAAGAAGGTTTTATATTAGGGAAAAATCTATCAACTGGCATCAGAAATTAGTAAAGTCGTCATTACTATAATTTATAGTAGCAAGAGTTCCATCAGATAAAAGAGGTGCATGACTTGCTGATACTTCTATTAATCCCTCATCTGTATATGTAATAGATTCTGTTTTATATAATCTATTAGATTCATTAGTTTGTTTTACTGTAAAAACAGATCCATATAAATTAGCATTATCAGTCTTACCATTTACAACATTTAACACAGCTTCTTTTACTTCTTCTGTTCCTGGTTTCCAATGATAAACATTTACATTATTTAAACTACTATTACCAACACTTTGTACAATCCCATCAGGAGATATAACACCATTTTCAAATCTACTGGTATGAGTAGCTTCTGAAATAAATCTTATATAATCTCCAGGTTTTAATCCTAAAGCAGCTTGGTGGTGTAGTTTCAAATTTAATACCATGATCTACTTTAGATCTTGTTAACAATGCGTGTTGTAAAAATCTTAATGCATGATTTTCATTAGTACAAAAGTCAGACATATCAAAAATTTCTATCGGAAACTTTGCTTCTGATACATTTTCATCATCAATAGCAACAGTAAGAGTTTTTGATAATGTTTCAGAAAAACCATTTGGTATTTCTTTTCTGTAATAAACCGTTCCAATAAAGTTCTGACGTTCTTCTGGTGTTAAGAAACTTACTTTTAAACTTCTAGTGTTGCCATCAGTAAATAAAGCTCTAACTGTAGGTTTTTGCGTTGGATTAATTATAAAATCTGAATCAAAAGGAACAGATGGGTATAAAGAAAACTTACCACCAAGAATTGTAAAGTCTAATAAGTTAAATATTGCATTTTGATAAACAAATTCTCTTATATTTTGCTTATCAGTGATAACACCATCCCAATAAAATTGATTTGCTTCACAAAATTTAGCAGCAGTTATCATTCTATCTTTATCAACAGCACTAACACCAATCAAATCTGCCAATCCAAATTGGTTTTTTGTTAATAAAGCATAAACAATCTCAGGAAATAAATTAGTCGGACCAGTTGTGTTGTTTATTAACCTTTCAACTTTTATACCTTGTTTTATATAAGCAGAAAATTGTGAAAAGCTATTCCATTCTTTTGAACTGCTAAGACGTAAAGCAACGTTAGCAATACCAGCTTGGTCTAAAGCATAAGGTGGTGAACTTCCTAAATCAGTCTGTTCATTTACATAAACGATTTCATGTTCTGGTCCGTCTTGATGACTACTACGTTCTGCATCATATTGATAATAATCTGTTATAGCATCAAAAGGATTTAAGTTTTTTCCTTCGGGCCAAGGTTCTGATACAAAGTCACTAAAATCAGTGACAATATCAATATTATTTATACCTGGAAAATTACCAACTGAGGGGATACTTATAATATCAGAATCTCTGTAACCGCTACCTCTTTGGTTTACCTCCCAAACAGCTCCAGCATATGAGTTATTTGTTGGATCTAAATATACTTTTATATCAACAGTTAAACCAGAACCATTTCCATTTGTATTTGTTGCTTGATTTGTATGAACAGTAGGATCTACATCAGCTTCTTTCATTTCATATTTAATCATTCCATAATAATGTCCCTGTCTATTTCCTCTTCGTTTATTAATTGATTGAATAAAAGGGCCAACACCAAATCTATAACCATCCCTATCTAGATAAGGCTGTACATAAGGATCTCCAACCGTAATATTACTAGCAGCTTTTAAAGGATCATTTATTGTTCTATCTCTATTTCCAATATATGTTGCCCATCTTGGGTCATTAGGCTCATCATCCCAAGCCCAAGTGCTTCCACCACTTTGTGTGTTATATCTAATAACAGCTTCACCCCTTAAACTTGCATCCATATTTGATGATCTTCTTTCAATTTCTACCCATCTTGTAGAACGTGGAATAAAGCCATCAGTAGTGCTTAATATCCTATTAATTTTTCCGCCATCGGTATCTGTTGGTAAATCTCCTAAATACCATTCTGTATTTGATACATCACCACTTCTTAGACTTTCTTCAGAACCTTTAAAATATATTGAAAAGAATTGATCATTTGGTTTACTGTTAAAACTTAAAAACTCTCCAGAAGCACTTAACATTCTTACCGCTTTATTTCTGTCAACAAAATCTCTTTTTATTAAATTACCTGGAAATGGTATAAACCTAAATTCAAATTCTTTTTTAGGAGTACTGTAATGATTAATTCTTACAAAATTATATTGAGGTTGTGGTGAATTTCCTCTAATACCAAAAGGTACACCTTCATCTATATAATTCCAATCAACTTCGCTAATACCAGCTACTCTTGCTTGTAATCTAAAAAAACTATATCTAGTCAGGTATTTACTCATACCTCCAAGAGAAATACTACCATTTTCATCTTGATAACGTTTTACAACTCCATCGGTTGTATCCATATTTTGTTCATTCCAACCAACAGCCCCAGGGTGACTATTGGCATTTGGAAAACTTGTTACCTGTTTAAATACTTTTGATTTCAAACCAATTTCTGTTACATCACACGCTTTGCTATTACTAATCGTTCCAATAGCAACCTTTTGAATTGTTAATAGTTCATATCCTTTATGTGCTCCTTTAAATCCTGCCATTTTTGTCCTGACATCTATTAAACCAGGAGTGTCGACTTTAAAAAAACAATCTTGATAAACATGATTAAACCACATAGGTCTTTCTTTTCTTATACAAACAACTAAAGCTGATCCAATTAAATATGATTCTCCTACTTGAATTGCATCATCAGCTTCTTCTCTTGAAGCATCAACAGCAGATTTAACATCTTCTACACCCCAAGGATCAAACTGTGGGTCAAATTCTGTTTCTGAATCCATATCACCGATAATATAATCAATTATTTTATCTTTTTCAGCAGTAAAACTTGTTCTATTTACTTCGGTATTTTCGTATCTATAAACAGCAGCATATCTTGGAAAGTTTGTTCTTAATTTATTTCTTTTCTTATCAATATCTCCTTTATTTTTTGAGTCTTTAGCTTTAAGAACTAATTCATAAGGAACTCTATACCTCATGCTATTAGGCATTGGAGAATAAACTCCAAAAATTGTCTGTGTATTAGGAGTTCTGGCACTACTTACAATACTGTTTGTAGCATTAGCATTTTGATCCCAATCAACAGACATAACATCTGCAAAAGTATTACCTCTCCTGTCAGTTTGTTGTTCTAAAGTACCTTCATCATATTTTTCTGGTCCTTCTTGTGGCCTTCCACCATCTGTCATTACATA